TCGTAGTAGCCCCAGCTGGTAACGCTACCGCTTCAAGCACCCAGCCACACTACACGGGTAGCGTAATCATTGACGACATTCCGCCGCTAGACCTAACCGCCGGCGAAAATGCTTCGTTCAGCATTACCTACACCGTAGACAACGGCACCCACGACCCAGCTACCGGCTATTGGTACGGTCTACGTAAGAAGACCAGCTAAAGCTAATGGCTACCGACCTATACGGGCGGGGCGGTGCGGTAGAGGTAGACGGGCTAGTAACAACGCTTAAGACTATGAAAGCGTTAGGCGAACCCGACGAAGCTCTAAAGAAAGCGCTAAAGCAAGCAGCCGAAACTATGGCTACCGCTTCGCGTGGCACCGTACCCGTCGGTAAAGGTAGAGATCCACACAAAGGGCGACTAAAAGCTAGTATCCGTACGTCGGTTACAGCCCGCGGCGCTTTTGTTGTAGCTGGTAACAAGGGCGCACCTTACGCTAACCCTATTCATTGGGGCTGGTTCAGGGATCGTAAAAGCGAACGTGCCAGGAAGACGGCGCGCGGGTACATAAACAAGAACATAAAACCAAACCCGTTTTTTGCTAAAGCACTTGGTTACACGCGCCAAGAAATCTTCGAAAACTTTACTAAAGTAATAGAGAACGAAGTAAACGGCATTATTAGAAAACGACGATAGGAAACCACATTGAACAACGTAAACGAATTTCTAGACACCCTAACGCTAGGCGAAGTCGAATTTTACGAAACCTACACGGGTGAGGGAATTGGCGAAGTTTACGACGCCGGGCTAATCGGTAAAAGCACCGTTGCCCTTTACACAATTCTTCAGCGACGAAGCAACCCAGAATACAAAATCGAAGACGCAAAAACCGTAAAGACTATGGAAGCCTACGACGCGCTAAAGGCTTTCAACGACCCAAAAGTAACCCCCGAAGCGTAGAACGTATGGTTAGTTTCGTATTAGCTACAGGGATCAGCCCCAGCGAATACAAAAAACTAACACTTATGGAATACGCCGAATTCGCTAGACAGATAGAGGAAAGAAATGGCGACTAATTCCCTAGCCCTACGTTTCAAAATGTTAGGCGACGCTTCGGGGCTTTCTAAAGCAACCCGTAAGGGGTCTAAGGACTTAGGCGCACTTGGTAACGCTTCAAAGAAACTAAACGGCATTCTAAAGGGGGCGTTTGTCGGTTTCTCTATTGCCGGCGTTACTTCGCAACTATGGGAATTCGCCAAAGCCGCTAGCGAAGACGTACAGGGCAGCCGACTACTAGCGCAAAGCCTAGCTAACAACGTAAAGGGCGGCGAAAAGTATTCGGGGCAGGTCGAAGAACTTATTTCACGACTAAGCGTTATGGCAGCGGTTACCGACGACGAAATTCGCCCAGCTTTCGGCTATTTGGTTCGGGCTACGAAGTCGGTAGGTAAATCATCTAAACTAATGTCGGTAGCTCTAGACTTGGCAGCCGGATCCGGCGTATCGGTAGAAGCCGCAGCTTCGGCACTAGGTCGCGCCTATAACGGAAACTACACCGCCCTAAATAAGTTAGTACCAGGCATAAAGAAACTAAAGAACCCGCTAGCCGAAGTTGAAAAGCGCTTTAAGGGAATGGCTAACATTCAGGGCGAAAACGACCCGTTTAAGCAAATGACTATTTTAGCCGACGAAGCTAAAGAGGAAATAGGCAAAGCCCTACTACCCGAAATAAAGAAATTCGCTAAGTATCTACAAAGCGCCGAGGGTAACAAAATGATTACCGAAGTCGTTGCTTCGATCAAAGACCTAGTAAAAGAGGGCGTGAAGCTTGGTAAATGGGTAGCCGATAACAAAGACACCCTACTAGCTTTTGGCACCGTCTTAGCTGGTCTAAAAGTTACGTCTCTGACTATCAACGGTTACAAAACATTACTTACCGTATGGCAGGGTCTAGCGAAAGCTAGCAAACTAATTAGACCCCCAGCCGACGGCGGCGTAGGCTTACCGCAAGGACCAGTAGCCCCAGGCGGCAAAACCCCTACAGTAGTAGGCGGTAAAGCCCTTAAGGGCGGCGTAAAAGGAACTTTCGCAGTAGGCGCGCCTACAGTAGTCGCGGCAGCTGGGGCGGCAGCCGTAGCCGTTTATGGGTCTACTATGGTCGATCTATTCAACAACGACCGCAAAGCTTTCGCTAAGGAAGTAAAAGCCCAGGTAGCCCGCGCTAAAGCGTTCAGCCCGAACGGTATGTATTCAGCTACCGACCTATTAGTAGGCGGGGCTGGGGGCATAAACCGTGGCGCACCTATCAACCCAGGCGCAGCCGGCGGCAATATGTCGAACGTAACTTACAAAGTTGTTATAGAAAACAACAACAACACGAAGATAACGGGTCGCGAGATCGTAGACGCCATAAAGAACGAAGCCCGCCGACGCGGTCTAACTTCGGGCGTTTGGAACTTAGGACAGCTCTAGAATGCCCGTTATCCCGCCGCCCGTCGCTAAGACGCATATATTCGATCTATCAACCGACGTAAAGATAGAATACAAAGCCCCAAGCACGGGCGTATTTACTTGGAACCTAAGCGCTTGGGATAACGGCGACAAATGGGCGGGTACGTCTACTATTTCTTGGAAAGAAGTTACGACCGAAGTAGTTTCTATTTCTTACAACCAATCAAGCCCGCTAGCCGACGGATACCAGCAACTAGTATCTACTAACGTAAGCATTACGCTAGCCGGCGATACCCTAAACCCAGACATACAAAAAACCGCTTACACGGGTCTACCTATCAAAATTACGGTAACAGCCGAAGACGGCGGAAGTAACCTATTTTTTTACGGGCGTATTAGAAGCTACGACGTAAATTATGTACCAGGCGCGAACCGAAACGAAATAGTAATCGAAGCTACCGACGGTTTAGATAATTACCTAAACACGCTACTAGACGTAGACCTACCCGTACAGACCGCCTACGCCCGATCTAGCGCAGTAAATACGCTAATGGACAGTATCGGGCTAAACGAGGTCTACGTAAACATTAGTAACACTTACTACACTTTCAACGCTCTAGTAGGAACCTACACCGTAGGCGAAATACTAACCCCGTTGCTTCAATTCCTAAGAACTAACAATCTTTATACATTCAACGAAGACTTAGGAAATTATTGGCTAACCATAGTCGCGGTAGAGGGCGGCGGAACCGCCGACATTATCCTAACCGACACCGAATTACAGCAAAACCAAACGATCAGGTATTACTCAATCACTAGCGGTAACGACAATTCGTTAGTTTACAACCAGGTAAAGGTAGTTGATAACACTGATACCACGGTTTCAAGTAAGACGGCAGCCGACAGCGTAAAGCTAAACGGCGTAAATAGCGTGGAATTTCAAACAAACGTTACTAGCCCAGCTACCAACGGGGCTACTTGGTCAGACGCCGTAATAGCCGATACCAACCGCAAAACTTACAGCAACGTAAGAATGAACCCTATAGACGTAAACGGTTACCTAAGTAGCTGGGCATTACGCCTACCGTTTTATTTCGACGTAACCCTACAAACGTCGCGAACCGGATCTATGGTAACCAAAACCGTTACTAAAACCGCCCTAGAAATGAACATAGACGCTAACGGTATTACCTTTACCATTGAACTAGCAAAACCAAGATAGGAAATTTATGCCGCGTATGACCTTTACCGCTGGTAACGACGCACTAGCTAGCGAAGTAAATACTTACCTAATGAACCAGGTAATACAAACTTACGCTTCGGCTTCGGCGCGTAATACCGCTATTCCGTCGCCGACCGAGGGAATGCTAACTTACCTTGACGACATAAACCAATTTCAGGGAAGCCACGGCGGAAGCGTTTGGTACCCTATCGGCGGCGTTATGCCGTTCGTTCATTACAACCACACCGCAACCCAAAGCATAGCTAATAACACCGAAACTACTATTTCGTCTTGGGTATTAGTTACGTCTAAAGGAATGACCGCGGTAGGCGACTACTTTACCCAGGCTTCAGGAACGATTACCGTAGTAAAAAGCGGTTTCTACCTAATTCAGGGCGCAGCCAATTTCTCTACTAACGCAACGGGTATCCGTTCACTAGGTATTACAGCCGGCGGCGCTTCGTTTGGTCGAACCGTTGCCCCAGCTTACACAATCACGGGGCAAACTTTAGTACAGAACGTACTTCAGCTAGACCTAGTAGCCGGCGACACGATCAACCTACAGGTAGCGCAAAGCTCTGGCGGTGCGCTAACCCTAACAACAAACACCCGCATAAAAATTAGTTATCTAGGGGCATAATGCTAAAAGTCGTAAACATTCCAACGGGCAACATTATCGCCCAATTTTCAACCGAAGCCGCCGCCGAAGCGTATGTATCTAACATTGAAACAACCCCGCCAAGCCACGAAATTATTGGCGACGAAGCTCTAGACGCTAAGGTAAACGACTATGAGTGACGAAATACCGACCAAGCAGCACGATCTACTATTAGCGATCTATCAAGACGTCGCGGAAATCAAAGCCGCGCAAAAGCAGGTAGCCGACCACGAATTACGCTTACGCGAACTAGAAGTAGTACGCTGGCGTAACGCTTGGGTAACCGCGCTACTTTCGGCAGCTATTAGCAGCGTGTTAGTAGCCCTATTAGTAAAGGCAGTAGCTCTATGACCGTAAAAGACGGCGCACCATACCCAGCCCCCACAAAAGCAGCCCCTAAGCCAGCTAAGACCCCTAAGACCGCCCCAGCGGTAGAAACCGAGGAAACAAATGCCAGCGACAGCTAAAGCCGTTGTAGCCGAAGCTCTAAAGCACGTAGGCGTAACAGAGAAACCAACTAACAGCAACCGAACCCCGTTCGGTAAATGGTTCGGTGCCG